AATGAAATCGACCACTTTGCGATTTTGGGACATGCCTGGACGGCACGTTTTATTATCACACTTAGAATTACAGATGGGCGGAAATACACGATAACACCTCTCACACCTGCCTATAGACTTGGCTCTGCGACGTCTCGCGTAGCTTGACTTCCCATTACCAAGCACAAGGCCAGAGGATCTATTAATGATATGCACACACAAACTCAAATCAAACACACCAAACGAAGCACACACTTTAATTAAAGCCAACAGACGCTTGGATCTATGGTCCCCCATGTCCTGCATTCCTATGGTTCCTGGAGATCTCGGTCCCCTGCAGCCCTCCAGTGTACTCGGTCTCCAAATTGGCGAATTTCTCGTTCCTATTGGACCTGTCGATCGCCAGACGCTTATGAGCGTTATGCGCTATGAACTCTGCCGGAGTCGGCAATCGTATGAGCCCCTCGACCGGCTGGATTGCGGCTGCATTCGTTACGTAATCGAAAGTGTCAAAGGCAGCGTACCTGGCGTTGAACGGAAAGCCCATAGCCTGCCAATCGGCAGGTGGTTGTTTCCGCACAAGCATGCTGTTCCACACGACTGGCGCATAAAGCCGACACACCCGACGCAAGCCTGACTCCTTCTTCATGATTGCTGCGACTGAGTCCACAGGAATTGCCCCACCCGGGAATTCAATACTCCCACTCGGGTCCAGGAAAGCTGAGCTACTTACGCTCGCGCACATGATAGCCATCTTCAAAATTACCTCGGCTACATACTCAGTTGGGATGCCCATTCCAGCCAGGGCAGACGAGATCTTTGCCATCTCTTCAGTGTTCGCCATGTTATTTGAAATGACACTTACAGGCATCTTGAACAGCTCATCAACTGAGAAGCGGCCATACGGATTGGCCGGGTTCCTTCGCATTTCAGGCACAGGTTCTAGAGTGGGCCGCCCGATCTCGAAGGAGATGTTCTGCAGATTAGAATTGTACCGCCCCTCATTGAGCGTGTCAATCAGCCTGGTCAATCGCTGTTCGAGTAAGCTCTCGTGGTTCTCTCGCCCTGGTGGTTCCCGCCCTCTAATGGGCATTGGAGGACGCTGTTCAGCAGTGGATTCCTCCCCACCGGATCCAGTTGTTGACCCCTCCCCTTGTCTCGCCAGAATAGGATTCTCCTTGGGCGGCATCTTCTCAATTGAATTTTTGATCAATCACAAGCCTGTACACCTAAAGGCGCACTAAGAACCTTGAGATTGGCCACAGCTGTGATATGTTCTGGCGTTAGGTCACAACCCACTAACCTTATGGACTCCCCGGTCAAGATTATGGTGCACTGCTTAATTTCGCTTGGATAAAGGAGATAGAGCGTTACTGCGAAAGTTAGAAGGCCTAAACAGATGTTTAGTGCCGCGCCCCGCATGTGATGCAACCAGTATGGCTTCTGCTCCGAATTAAAATCACGCAAACTAGCAAGATAACAATTGGCCAGATCAACCACTGCCCCACTGCCCCCCGCTCCACAGAATTCAGTTTCCTTGGAGAGCAATAATCAACTGATTTTGTTCCGTCCCTGTATTTACCCCCGTGTGGAAGGCTGTGTTGCAGATCCCCAACGTGTGGGAGAGTAGCACGAGTCAAGAGCCCGACGAGTACCGCCGCAGAAAGCCCAAGAGCAGCCGCAAGGTATGTTTGAGTGTAATTAGGGGGCGGAGTAAGTGGCATCTGGATTAAGAATCAGTAGTGATTTCCTATGTCGAGTTAAGCACTGAAATGCCCTAGCTGGATCAAGCAGAGGTTTGCTCTCAGATGTTGCGAACGTGACGCTCTCAAACGTCTGTCCACGTACTTCGTCTATACAGTAGCAAAGGAGCCCGTGCGCACTAAGAAGCTCACCCACCTCCTTCTCGAAGAATATGACGGTATCACGTGGATCTACTTCGTAAATACCCCTTATCTGAACTAGATCCTCACCTTCCGCAGAGATTTCAAAATTCAGTTCGCGCAGAAGCTGAGCAGTGCACTTGCCAAAGCGATGGCTTTCAGTCTTGATGAAATGCGGTGCCAGAACCTTACCTGGTCCTCCTTGAATTGGGTCTGCAAAAAGCGCAAAAGCCTTGAGTGGCTCGGCTGCCTCGAGATATTCGTCCACCAAGATGAAATTGCAAGCTGCCTCGAAAGTCGACGCACAGTGGATCCACTTGCCAGAAATGTGAGGCTGATCTGCCTTACCGTATGTGCAAGCTTCAAAGCGTCTATCTGCCCTAATTATATCCCTAATGACACTAGATTTACCCGCACCGGGCACAGAATGTATCACTACAGGTACACTAAGATCGCTACGAACGCGTCTAAACTTATATTTATCTAAATATTTAACTAGCACATCCATCTACAATCCTACAGCTAACACCTAAGCTATCAATCAATACTCGTCTCGTAAATCTGCCGCACATCTGATTTCAGCAAATGCTTATTCTTGACAATAATCCGCACACAATTGTAAAAAAGCACTTACTTCCTCTTCACTCATCCGCTCACGCGCACGTTCCCCCATGAGGTATGCATAGGAAACTTCTATAGCATAGTTGTCAATGCAATTCACTAGATTGTTCGTTTCTTTGGCAATGCACATTCTCTCCAGAACCAACTGCGGTTTTTTGAAAATGCCATCAGGACAGAGATTCCAACCACAGAAAGT